GGAAGGTAACACAGGATGCTGATCCTGAAGAAGCTCGTAAGATTACAAAGTTCGTACAGACGCAATTTGATAGTGCGCAAAAATCGCGCAATGAGATGGAGTTAGAGTGGGCGTTAGCTACAGCGTTCTTTGAAGGACGCCAGTGGCTCAGGATTGCAAGTCAAGGACGCAACTTAATTAGGTTGCAGAATCCTAACGAACCAAATCGTTACATGACGGTTAACAAAATTAGGCCATTAATTGACGGCGTCGTAGGAAAGCTTACCCAATGTGCTCCTGATGCCACCGCCGTACCACTTTCTGATAGTCCAACTGATCGCGCTGCAAGTGATGAGGCCAATTACATCGCAAAGCACTACAACAGGAAGTTTCAACGCGAGACACAAACCAAAGAGCGTGTTCGTTGGGCATGTGTTTGCGGAACATCATTTCTAAAAGTTTTCTGGGATAGTCGCAGGTCACAGGTTGTACCGCAAATTGACGTTGATGGCGAGACTGTTGTAGGTCATACCGAGATGCGTGTAGGTGATGTTGTAGAACAAATCCTTCCAGCATTCGATGTCTATGTTGACCCATCAGCAAAACGAGACGATGACATCCGGTGGATTATTCACGCGATGATTAAGCCACTGTCTTGGTTTGTAGATTCATATGGCGAGGTTGGCAAAAAGGTAGAGCCAGACGCAATGACTGGTCAGTACTCTGGGTATGTAGATGCATATCTGGATGGGGCAAACGCTGGTGGGCGAGGATGGGTTCCAGCTTCTTCAACACACCTGACTACAACTGAGCGACGCAAAAATGCAGCCTGTGTCTATGAGTATTGGGAGAAGCCAACACAGTTATATCCTGATGGCAGATATATTGTTGCGACACAATCGACGCTTCTTTATGCTGGAGTGTGGCCATACAACAAGAAAGACGCATTTCCATTTATTCCACTTAGGTGGCAACCACGAGCTGGTACACCATATGGATATAGCCTTGGCTTTGACCTAGTATCATTACAAAGTACGTACAACAGAATTTACAGTAGATTACTTGAGCAGTTTGAAGCCCAAAAAGATTATCTACTTATCGAAAAGCTATCAGGCGTAGGTGCAGATGCCTATGATAAAGAAAGCGACACAGTAGAAGATAAGAATCGTATCTACCGAAAGGTTTATTACGATCGTGGAAGCCGACCACCAGCTGTGCAACGTGCTCCCGGCATTGGCGCAGATTTATTTCCTTTATTGCAGATGCTTGAAAAGGACATGATGGATGTAGCTGGGCTGCATGACGTCAGTCAAGGTATGGCTCAAGCTGGTACACCTGCCGAATCAGTTAGGTTACTGCAAAAAGCTGACAATACACAGCATTCATATGTGCGAGCTGACATTGAAATTAGTAACGCATTGATTAAAGAATGGGAAGTAAGTCTAATTGAACAATTTGCCATCGTTCCATTCGTCGGAAACATCGAAGGTGGAATGCTCCCCAGAGACCAGATACAGCAGGGCGTTATGCGCTTTGATGCTTTGCGCAATGGCGGTCGGTATAGGATTGTTTACGTACCGGGGTCCAGTATGGACGAAGGACCAGACCAACGACTAAACAAATATGCAACGTTGCGACAAATGGGTATCTTTGGAGACCCTATGGATCCAGCGACTAACAGGTTATTTGTACAGCTAGTAAATATGCCAGAGACTACAAAGATTCTTGATCACCTTGATGAACAAGAAGCAAAGATGGCTGAGGCACAGCAACAGCAAATGATGATGCAGCAGGAAGCACAAGCTGCGCAGCAAGGCCAGCAACAACAGATTATGCAATTCAATATGCAGATTGAACAAGCTAAGGCTGGCATTGAGATTGAAAAGATTAAGGCACAAATTGCCGCAAAACTTGAGGCAGATATTGCGCTTGAAACCGCAAAGGCTGGTCTTGAGGCGCAGTCCAATGAGGACTACGCAATGGTTGATATCGGAAAACAGTTCGCTATGAATGATTTTGCCGGTCCATCTGGCACTGATCAGAATGAAGGAGTATAGTTAAATGTCTGAAGAGATGGTGATGCGCACCTCGGACTCACCAGCCGAGGCACCAGACACACGGGGTTTTTCACAATTACTTGTAGATACCGCTTCATCCGCCAATGAAGATAATAGTGCGACGGCGTTAAACAGCACATCAGAAGCAGGTGATGTTCAAGATTTTTCTTGGCTAGATGATCTAGTAGATAACACCCCAGATCCACAAGATGCGGTTAGGCAACGTTTAGCAGAAACATTATCGGCTCAACATACTCCGGAAAACGTCCCCTACGACCGATTCCGCGAAGTCAATGAGCAAGCAAAAGCTGCTAAAGAGCAAGCGTCTAACTTTGAAAAATGGGCAGATATCATTACTGCTCTTGAAGCTGACGGATATAAATCCGGCCAAGATCTTAAAGATGCTTGGGCAAGGCAACAAGAAACACTTAATGAGAATCAAATTCGTCAGAAGTATGTAGAGATGGCGCAAGCCAATATTATGTCTACTGACGCAGCCCAAGTATCTGCTGATCTCGAAATTCAACGTATGAAGTACGATCAGCTTGTTTCCCAAATGGAAGCAGCAAATCGTGTCCAGAAAATGGACCAAGCGTTTAAAGATTATCCATATGCTAGACGTGGTGAAAAGATTGTTAATAATCTAGTCCAACGTGGAATGGATCCTTTAGAAGCAGCTTCATATGTCCATGAAGAAATTTCAAACATGGCTGAATCGCTTGTTCCTGAATTAGCTTCTTTATTTGAAGCACAGCAACAAGCTCCTGTACCGATTGATACTTCACAATCAGCACAACCATTAGTACAAGATGCTACTCCAAGCCGTGGGCTTGGTGGAGTGTTCTCTAGATTAATGGGTATCAACAAGAATCCATTTGGAGTTTAGGAGTTAAGAAATGGCTATTGATTTTAATGGCGCTCTTACACTTGCGGATCAGGCGATTTTATCTAATGACCCACTCGTAAAAGAGATCACAAAGAGTTTGCATCAAACGTGGAATGCTGTAAAGGATATTCCTTTCTACACATCCCCATCGCTTCGACAGATCGGTATGCGCTATACCAACTCTGGTATCCCTACGCCAAACTGGACCGGAATTAACTCCGAGCCACAGGCAGTTAAGGGTAAGCCAAAGCAGTACGAAGAGCAGATGTTCCTTCTGCGTAACAAGATTACAATTGATAAGGTTTTGCTTGACCAGCCAAACAATATTATTGATCCTGTAGACGCTCAGGTACAGATGTTCTTAGAGGGTTTTAGCTATGATTTTAATGACAAGTTCATTAATAACGACCCTACAAGCACCGCTCCGGGTAACTCTCCTGACTGTTTCCCCGGACTTAAATACCGCTTAAACAATGCTGCGCAGTTTGACATGGCTACGGACATGACTATCAACGCTGCATCAAACATGTCTCTTGCAAACCTGTTGGCAACATCTTCAGCAACCGCTGGTTCTGGTGCAGCCAACCGCTTTATGTATGACATTCAGACATTGTTTGACAACATGAACGCACCAGACGGTGATGGCATCGTCTTGTATGTATCTGAAGTTGGCAAGCGTATTATTGAAGCATCCATTCGCGTTATGGGTATTGGTAGTGGTTTTGACATCACTCAAGACAACTATGATCGCCCAGTAGAAATGTACAAGAATGCTAAGATTCGCGTTGTTGGCCGTAAGGCAGACGGTTTAACATCTGTTATTCCTAACGACGTCAGCCTACCAGCAACGACTGTACTTTCCGATGGTACGACTGGTGCTCTTACGAACACTACAACCATGTATGCTGTTCGTTATGGAACTGGATACGTGCAAGGATGGCAACCTAAGCCATTCAAGCCAGAGAACCTTGGGCGATCGCAAGAGAACGGAATCATGCACAACATCCTGTTTGAATGGGGATGTGGTCTTTGGATTCCTCACACTCGTGCAATCGGACGTCTCAACTTCAAGGTCGCGTAATAAGGAGATAGATTATGGCAAGAGATTTTAAGTTGACATTCCGATTCGGCGCAGGTATGCTTGGCGCTTCTGGTGGAAACATTGCAATCCCCGGAAACAACGTGACTGCGTTTACGACATCGTTTGCTGGCCTTACAGGCACAGCTGCACCAACGGGCAACACTGCTACAAACCAATTGTTCTCATGCCCACTGGCATGGGGTGGTTATACAAATAGCGGGAATCCAGTTGGCGCTTCTTATTCGGAAGATGTTCCAGCTGGAGGCTCGGTTCTTCCGGGACATTCCAGTCGTAATGACTTAGTTGCAATTGTTGATGTAACTGTTGCGACCGCACTTGTAACACCACAGACGTTTGTAGTTCAAGCATCTGATGATTCTGTTAACTGGGTTACTATTGGCACTGCTGATGTGACTGTTCCGGGTACTAACCCGTCAAACGGAACTGTTGCATTAACTATTGCTGCTGGCACGTTCAACGTATTAACGGCAAGCGCTAATCATGGTTTACAACCGGGTGATTTGCTTGTTGTTACTGCAGTTACAACTTGTAGTTTTAACAACACGCATGAATCAACTACTACTGTTGTTGGAAACGTTGTAGAAGTTGCAAGCGTACTTTCTGCAACAACCTTTACTGTTAAGTATCCGGGGCCACAGGGCACCACGCTTAAGAGTAATACTATTCCATTCTCTACACTTCAGGTTGTTGCTACTGGTACGCCAGCATTAACATTTACAAAGTGTACGACAAGTGGGAATAGTATTGGATCCCAGCTTATGATTCCACTTGCACCATCGGCAAAGCCATTCGTCCGCTTGGCGGCATTTGGTGGAGCTAGTGCTTCTGGATTTGCTGTTATCCGTGATGCATACATTGCGCTTGCCCGAACAGGCGTAGCTAGGTAATTGATATGAATCTAGGTCAAATAAAGCAAAAGGTTAGAATGATGGGCCGTCATTATTTCGGCACTGACTCCGATCGAGATCCGTTTGGCCTAGAATTCACTATCTTTGAATCAGCCAATCAGATAGCCAGAAAAACTGACTGTCTGATTGGTCGAAGATATCTTGATATTGAAGTTGGCACATCCGATTACTGTGCGCCAGACATTTACAAAATTCGAGTTTTAAAAGCTAAAGATGATTCGGGTGATTATTTTCAACCAAATCTGTTATCGTTCAGTAATCAAATGGTTGATGAGTACCGATATAGAACGCCTCAATCTGTTCCAGATGTTATTGTAATTCGAGGCATGAATGCAATTATTTTATATCCAACTCCATCTATAGATGTTGCTCAAGGATTACTTGTAGAGGGTTACGCACAACCCGGTGAGTTCTGGGCTTATGACTCTACAGGCACAGCACTTCCAAACACAGACACAACAGAATGTCCATTGCCTGAAGTCTCACATGACTGCTTAGTTTATTGCACGTTGTACATGAGAGCATTGCAAATGCGAGATGGTGATGGCATACAATTATTTAAAAGTGAATACCTCGACAGATTAGGTGCTGTTGAATCATTTGCAGCAACTTACGGACGGAG